GTACAAATTCTTCTCCGCTTTGCTCATGCCAAACGTCGTCGAACTTGGCTTCGAGTTCCATGATGAAATAGTCGACTTTGGACTGGACTCGCTCTTGAATCGAGATGACGTTTCCTGTATCAACGACTGTTGCTGTAAGATTTTTTTCTGCAACGATTGCATCAAGTCGCCCTCGGAACACATTCATGCGCTCCTTGAAGTTATTGAACGTGGTATCTGGAATCCATGCCCCACGACTGAGGCATCGCGCCAGCCAACCGTCAACGATGTTCCAAGAGAGATTGAGATACGGTACTGCTTGCAATTGCGTCGCAGTGATCTCATTGTTCTTGGTCAAATATTCAATCAGATACTTGCGCGCATCTTTTGAATCTTTGTGATGATTGTACCACTGAAAAGCATGAATCAGATCATACTGCTTACATGGTTCAGTGCGCTTTTCCCATGTTGGTTCGGGAACAACCTTTGGAATATACTTTGCCATACGATTATTATGCCTCAACTAAAGTGTAAAATCAAACTTCTATGATTGTAACTTTTACAGCCTTATAACCATTCTTTTCTAGGATTTTCCATGCCCTTTTATAACCACCCATACCACGAACCCACAACTCACCCAAACAACCATACATCTCCGCAACAGTAGCAGCATTCCATTGAATCAAACAATCTTTAGTGGTTTCTGGTTTTATACTTTTAATCAAACCTTTGGGACCACGAACAGCCCATAATGTAACTTTCTTAGCCATACAATTATACTCCACGGAAGCACGTTTGCTTCGCAAGTTTCTGCCAGTTGACTCGATCCATCTTATATAAGCCAGAGAGTTTAACAACCATTCGCAACGACAATTCGCGCAGACGGTCAACATTACTCTCAATGAACTGCATGATTAAAATGGTATCTGTTTCGTTGAAGCCACGCTGACGCAACATACCACCACGCACAACCTGCTTGATGCGAACGAGATAATCCATCTTCGTTTTCATCGCAAGATCAAGATAGTGCGAGCGAGAAACAAGAGCCTCGAAGTGCGGCGCAAGTTTGTTGCCCGACGCAATCAGCGAGTCAAAGTCATAGTTTGTGATGAAAATGATAGAACCTTCAAACTCAAACTTCTCGGGGATGCTCTCACCATCTTCATCTTCTTCGCGCTCGAGCGAACGCGACAGCCAGTGAAGCACTCGGCGATCTGTAGAATCACAAGCACCCTTCAGCAAGTTCATGCTGACGTCATCGTGAAAAATGGAGTCAGAATCGTCGAACACAAGAACGCTGTTTGGAAATCGCGTTTCATACAGCAACTTGTAAAGTGCAAGAGGACGCACATATCCCTTGATGTAGGTCACGTGATGACCCTTGCTCTCAAGTTCAGCCATCTTGGCTTCAACTGTATATGACTTTCCGAGTCCCGCAGGACCAGAAACGATGAGCGCACGATTGATGCCGCGACCTGTAGCCTCGGACATGATTTCGAGTGCCTCGAAACGATCCTGAAGTTTGGCTTCAATTTGTGGGATCGTTTCAGTTGAAACAGGTCGCATAAACTGTGGCGCGTGGTTGATTCCAACACGATTTTTAGTACGACGAAAACCTGCTTTGGGTACACCGCGAGGCATTACTTTTTCACCTTATTTACTAGCATACAACTATTATGTACTAAACTGCAAGAATAAGCAACGGGGAAAACCCCTGTAAAATCAACAACTTACGCCACCCCATATAACGCTCTTAGAGCCTATTAGAGCCGTCTAAAAAATGGGGGGACCGAAGTCCCCCCACACTTTTAGAAGCCCCAGAACAGCCCGAAAAGGCTCTCAAATTCCTCTGTATTGCCAACGTCATATTTCTTGATGGTCTTATTTCTTCGTTTCACGACTAAAATTGAGTCGTCCTCGCATATACTGACATCGCTGCCTTTATATTTCGCGGTGATATAAAGTCGATTGCGCTTTTGCGTCAATTTCCAATCTGCGGTCTTGAGTATTGCCTGCGCGGTTTTTGCTAGTCGTTTGCTCATTTTTTCCCTTTTGCCGTTCTTGGCGATTTTCCTATTGACTCAACAATTATACACTAAAGTTACGAATACATAAAGGGAAAAAAACTGAATAAAATCAATAACTTACAAAAACCTTAATAAAATCAACAACTTACGTCAACTTTCGAATATTTCTCGAAACTCGCCGAATGTCTTTTTTCCGAGGATCTGTGTAATGATCATTTTGGATTTTTTACACTTCTTAAGAATAAGACCTTCTTGATTGCAGTCTATAAGATTTTTTAGATAAGCACTTGGATCGCCAAGAATGGCTTCAAACAACTCAATCTGATTATTTTCGTGTAACATGACTTGATACTTCAAACCAATTTCATGTTCCTCAAATACACGATTTTTCTTTCCATTTAAAGTCAAAAATGTTAACGACCACCCATCATTGTCGTTTTCTTTTGTTTTGCAAAAGTATACGCCATCAAAATCCTTCTTCTCGTCCACTAAATCGTTAATTGTCATCTTTTTTATCCCCTTTACGATTGCGGTAGAAATAGCGATTGGCTATGTTTTCGTTATAATATAGACGCTCATTGTTTTCATTCACAGCCTCAAGGACTTCTTTTATAAACTGCGTCTTCACTTCTTGATAGTTTACCTCACCTTTGGTCTTATGTAGAGAAAGAATCTCTCTTTTAAATCTTTCTTTTCCGTGTTGCTCTATGATTTCGAGAATAGTCTTCGAAGAACCATAATATTCTTTCCAGTCGCTCTCACTCTTATTCTTTTTGCGGCGACCTTTAACTTTCTTTACAGTTCGAACTGACCAAAAATATTTGCGACCAATATATTTACGATTGTTGACCGAGTCTGTCAAACAATATACAAAACCATAGTAATCTTGAATGTCTTCAGAAGTGAAAGGTTTGTTTTTGTAGGTCCAAGGATTTTCATAATCAACCATAAAAAATACTCATTAGCACAGCACTAATGAGTATTTATCTTATTTAATTATATCTTTCGTCATCCTCATAATTGTCATCTTCTTCCTCGTAGTCCTCTTCTTCATAATCTTCTTCTATTTCTTCACCACAGAAAGGGCAATACTGAGGTTCGTTTGTAACCTTCTCAAAAAAGTATTTCAAAAAATACTCTGATTCGCAATTGTTACAATTTATTTTTTTGTATTCTTCTGATATCATTTTTTCTCCGTTACCAAACCCAAGATACGAAACTATATCGCGTTCCCTTTGTAACTTCATCAACGCGATGTGGATATAGGAAATTGCTAGGAAATATCATAATTGAACCCGTTTTAAGAACAATTTTATCTGTTTGCCAAAGAACCAAATCTCCACCTTCATAACCTTCGTTCAGCCCACCAAGAACTGTTAAGGTGGGAATTCCTTTTCTTTCCCCATCAAATATAGTATGAATATGATCGCAGTGAATTTTCATTTGTGTGTTAACATCGTAACGATTATACCTCAATTGTGTATAACCTTGCCAACCACTATACCACTCGTGAAATGCAGGTCCAAGGTCATTTATATATCTTTGTATCACATGCCAAACAAGATCTTGAACTTGTTTGGTTTCTGGAGTGTCCAACCAAGAAACAGAAAGTTCCTTCTCATAACTTTTATACTCTTGCGATGATGGATGATAGTACGTGTGCATTTGCCAATCCGCTTTTTTCAATTGCTTCACGATACTTTTACAGGTCTTAAGATCTATCGCATTATCATAGACCTTCAAGTAATCTTTAATATTCATTGACATTGTTTCGTTTATTGGATTTGTCATCGTATATCACCCCTTAACATAAAATATTTTCTTTTTTCGAAGAAATCTGATAGTGGATGCTGTATTCTGCCAAGCATACTTAAATCCTTTTCTTTTCCAATAAGAAAAGAAAAAACGCGGCAACATTCGATAACGTCGCCACGTCAAAAATAAAAAATGAAAAATTTGAATCTTTTTCTTCATTTAACTCGAAAAATTTGTATGTAGTTATATTAACCATGTGCCTATTTATCTTTCAAATAATGTCTTATAGTGTTAGAGTATCCCTCAAAGTCACTTTTAGTATAATCTCTCCACTTATCGCCAGTCAACAATTCTCCAGCTAAAAGAATAAATTCTTGTGGATCTGAAAACTCTCTTATGAGACCTCCAAAATAATTTCTACTCGACCGTTCGCTGATAACGCACTTATTATTAATAAGAGAATAGAATATTCTCGTTTGTTGTTGCCTACAATCGCCATCGTAAGGGTTTAAATTTAAGATTATCTTACTTCTCGAAATAAAATGGTCTAATTGATCGCCCCAAACTTGGTTTAACATCACAGTTGACATATCAGTTAATATAGAAACCTGCTCATACGGTATGATGGCTTTATAAAATGCTTCAGAAAAAAACCTCGATCTTCTTTCGGTCATTGTCCCATAAAATAACACATCGATATCTGGATCTGCAACATTTTCGATTTTTTTTAATGCATGCGTGTACAAACAAGGTTTATGTTTTGCATCTATACCAAAAGATTTTAGTATCGCGATATTGTCTAAATCGTAATCCCAAACCTCATCTGCATCTTTAATGTTGGTTATGATATTTTCTGGTAAATGCCAGTGATTGTTAACTAAAGGTTCTAGTTGGTAGACGATTACCTTTCTACCTTCAGAAAGTGCTTTAAAGTCGCTGAATGGTCTTTTAGCACAAGCACCAACAACTACTGAAGAATCTTTAATTTCTTCGTTGTAGTTTTCTTCAAGCATTTTGGTAATATCTAACCAATGCTTCGCATAGGTATCTTCAAATAGGTATTTCACTTTATATCAATCGAAAAAGAATAAGTGGAATAGGCGCGAATCCTTTACGGTTTGACCAAAATACTTGTTTGCGGCATGAAAGCAGCGCGCATCCCAAATAGCAAGTCGATTAAATACATTGCCAATATTATCGACAACATCAAATTTAGTAGAGTCGTAAAAACCTCCAATAAAACAGGCATCTGCTCCTGGTTCATCAGCCGATCTAATGCGCGTTTCTTTGTGGGCAAGTAAACATGTTCCCGTGTCATAGGGAGCATTTGGCGTCAAATAAACTGCACCAGCCCATGTTTGTGAATCATAATGATAAACTAACAAATCTTCTGGGGTACAGTACTGTAAACTACCGTTCATTCCATGATCCCACTTGCGTATTTTAATTCCCATGATATCTTCAATGGCTTTTTTCATCTCATCATTTAAATACTTTTCTTTGGTTCGTTTGCCTTTATACCAATCAATATCACCTTGGAAATTAGCATTTAAGGCAAAATCGCGAACAGCGTATGGATCGGCATAAAAATCGTCAACAACAAAGATGCGCTTCTTTTGTTTCGATCTAGCATTTAAACGGAAAATTGGCTTTTCTTTTCCTAACTTCTCTGTTGCAAAGTTATGCAGGTATTTTACATACTCACCCGTATCATTATACATGTTTGTATTAATTAAAAAGTGATACGTTGGGAATGGATTAGTTCTTTCGGGACGCATCATAAAAGATGTTTGTTCATACATCTTATCCCATTCACCGAGTTGAGAATAAACTTCTGCAAGATAAATGTGGCTATCATTTCTCACTTCAGCAAATTGCGGAGCCTTTTCATAATACCAAATAGCCTTATCGTAGTCTTTAAGGAATCGATAAGCATTACCAATTGCACATACAGCATAATATGCCATTTCATCAATATTTTTGGCTTTGTGCGTTTCACCAAAGTTATGTGTGTGATTAATTACGCTACTGAAATAGAATATACAGCGTCTTGCATATTCTTCCTGATGCACTTCCTTGAGTGGAAAAAAGTTACCGCGATAACAGTCTTCATATGACTTACCAATGTACCAGAAGTGATATAAGTCAGTAAGCATCGTATTTTCACGAATTAACTTTTCTTCAAGTTTAAGAGCATCAGTTACATATTTGGTTGGGACTGAATAACTTTCGCCATGTGAAACTCCACCAATCATCTTAAATGATTCTGGCAGACTTGTTCTTACGAAATTTTCTCCAATCCCATCCATTTCGAGAGAGATGGTTTCGTGCGCTGGGTCATGATTGAACTTCCAGGGAAGTTTAGCGTTCCAAATCCATGCTCTATAATAGATTAATCCTGGTGCGATAGAAGTGACGTGGAAACTTTGTGGGCTAGTATCTTCAAAAATAGACCAATCAAAGTCATCTCCAACTTCAAGAGTTTCATCGCAGTCCATCTTCATGATCCAATCGCAATCATGATCTTGCTTGAGTGCTGTCTGTAAAAGATGATCGCGATTCCAACCAAAATTTACCCAACCTTCTTCAACTTTGTAAAGATGTCCAGGCAAGTTTGTTTCTTCAGCCCATTGTCGGACAATTTCTACTGTCCCGTCTGTTGAGCCGTTATCCTGTAATACCCAATACTTGATATAGGGGGCAACTGAATCTAACATTTTGCGAATGTTCTTCGCTTCGTTTTTAAACATTGAAATCATACAAATCTTAGCGCCCTTTGGACTTTCAGATTCTATGAGTTCCGAAAATTTATTTCGAATCATTTGAAGAAGTTCCTCATTTTTTGTGGCGACTCCAAGACCATAACCACTTTTCAAATTAAGTTTTGGCCAATTTAGTTCGTTAAAAAATTTCTTAACACCAAATCCCTCTTGACTTACTTTTGTATTGTGGAATAATACAACACCATTTTCGTTTAGAAATTTAGACCAAGTGTCAAAATTTTCTTTTACAGAATTATATTCGTGATATCCATCAATATGAAGTATATCTATTGGCATATTCCAATTTTTCGCTATTTCTGAGAAGTCGCCTTCTATAATTTTTACATTATTTAAATCCAATTGAGTTAACATCTCAGATACTTTTTGTTTTTGATCTAAATGTGGTCCAGTCTGAGCGTCTGGTTTAAAATTATCTATTCCATATACTGTTCCAATTTGCGGCAATGCAAAGGTGAAGGTAGAGTAGCCATAGTCGACGCCAAGATCTACAATTGTTTTCGGTTTGATGGCTTTGACTAACCAATCTGCGAAAACATTATGTGGTTTCCATGCGCTCAATATGGTACTAACGACTCTTTCTTTATTCATATTATTTGTTCCTTTCAGCAATGGCAAATTTTCATATTCAGCCAATTCAATTGGTTCTAGATACAGATTTTTTCCACTATAGTAATAGTTAAAATAATTTGGATACGCAGTACCAATCCAAAATTCTGCTTGATGGCGTTTCCATTGCACGTTTTCATATAGGAAGTTTGGATCTAGTTTTGAAATATATTCTGCCTTCGCCCACCAAAAATTTCCAGCATAGTATGATGTATGGACTTTTTGATTCGTCCCTATATTAGCCTCTTTTAACCATTCTGTTCCAACACAATCATATAAATTAAGAAGTTCAATGCAATCTTTCCAACGTTGAATGTTGAAATATTCCATATACGATATCCAAAGATTGACATTTATTGGTAATGTATCTTTGATTGTAGAATACAATTTATCGTTTTGTATCTTATCCTCATTCCAAGTAGTGCCTTTGGTATGAATATAAAGAATTTTGTAATTTGGATTTTTGACTGCAAATCGAAACAGATCTAATAATGTATCCGCTTCCAACTCTGTCCTAATATTTCTTTTTACAGAATTAACTTTAACTAGATCATATGGAAGTGGTTCATCGCCATTTATACCGAAATGAATATAATCGGCAGCATCATATAAACCAGATTTTTGAAGAGCAACAATTTGTTGTTCAAACAATTTTGCCCAATGATTTTTCTGGTAAATATGATAAAAAATAGCGATTTTATCACTCATAACAAATACTCTATGAATTAAATCTTAACTGGATGTGGTCTTCTCTTATTCGATTTCACTGCAACTAGCCAAGCATTTGTTACGGCAATTTTGTCATCCCACCAAATCGTGTCTAATCGAAAATCTTGGAATCGAATTGTATTATTGCGAATAAACTTTGCCTTATCTTGGCGCGTATAATACCAGAAAGAATTTTCATTCCAATAACTCACGTGCGTCGGATCTTGGAAAGCGCCACGTCCATCAGTGCTTGGAACTTCAATAAATGCCCAACCACCATCAGCAAGAACGCGATGAATTTCAGACATTATTTTATGTTTATCGTGTAAATGTTCAATTAAGTGAGAAGCATTTAAAACACCAACGCTATTGTCAGCAAGTGGGATACCTTCGTTTAAATCGCAAGTAATATCACCACCTTCCAAATCTAAAGTAGTACAGCCAGCCCTTGGATTAATACCACCACCAAGATCAATAATCATTAGATTACGATCTTTTGCGTCTTTAACTGCGAGATCCCATGCATGTTTATGAAACAACTCAACAGTACGTTCTTGAATTGCTTTATTGCGTTCAAGCCATGTATTATTTCCAGTAATACGATAAACGTAAAGTGGTTTACTAATATGATGCATCTTTGTTGCAAGATAGGTGCGAATCATCAGTTCATGATCGTCGCAAATATCGAGTTTTGGATCATGTCCACCAATTTGAACATAAAGATCTTTACGCCATGCGCGCACATGGTCTGGTGCATACCAAATAAACGAAACGCTATGGCTAGTAGCAGGGAAAGAAATCATTGAATAATATTCTTTTCCACGCCACTCATACTTTTCGTGTTCCCATCCATAATATGGATTATATGGCACAAATTCATCTTTTATGTGCCAATTGATATCATTGGTATATACAAATCCGACATCTGAATTTTCTTCAAATGCCTTCTTTAATTCTTCTAAACAAGTTGGGAGAAGTAAGTCGTCATGATCGACTTCAACAAGAATATCGCCTTCACCTTTCATAAAGGCATTGTGTTTATTAAATCCAACACAAGGATTATTTTCGGAACACTCAAAAATCTTTACACGAGGATCTGATACAATCGCAGAATCAACGAGGGTGCGAGAAGCACCCCCGTTGAGCCATAGTACCCATTCCCAATCTGTATAGGTTTGTTCTGTTAAACTCAGATACAGTTCATATAGAAACGCATTTTTTAAGTGTGTCGCGGTGATAATACTAAATTTCACAAGTCACCTCATAGTTTTTCAAAAACAAAACCTAACAGATTAAAGAATTAATTACTGAGCAGCTGGTGCTTCAACAACAGCAGCATCGGCAGCTGGAGCAGCTTCTACTGCTGCAGCGTCAGCGGCTGGAGCAGCTTCAACAGGAGCAGCGGCATCAGCAGCAGGTGCCTCGGCAGTTACAGCATCAGTTGGCTGATCTTCAACAGCACCACTGCAAGCAGCAAGACCAAGAGCAACTAGACCAACAATAATAGACTTATTCATATATATTCTCCTTTTTATTTACTAACAACAAAATTACGGACGTGATGGATAATAGCCTTGTGAAGCGATCAAGCACTTTGGTTCATCAGTTCTCCACTCACGCTTACCCTTAACAACAGCAACGACTTTTTCGTTACCGTCTTTATCCTTTGTAATTTGATATTCAATTACATCAGGACGAAGATCTGGCAATTTGAAATTGGTACGACCGTCACCACCATAATAGTTTCCAATCAAACTATAAAGTGCTTCATTGCGCTGAATTGGTAATGTATCACCATTGCAATACAAAAAACCAACTGGCGCAAAATTACCACTAAACCAAACAATTGTTGCTAAAATTGGATCCATTTTAATTACCTCATTTTTATTTGTTACTTACCGCGAGCAGCCAATTTAGCTGCTCTTTCTGCTTCCCTTGCAGCCATCTTTTCAGCCTGTGCTTTAGCAAAGTCAGCCTCTCTTTTGGCTACCGCTTCTTTACGAATTTCTTCTCTAATAAGATCTCTTTTGAATCCCGCAAGAACCTTATCAGGGTCACGTGATGCAGTAGGCTCATA